GTGGACTGAGCAAAACACCCGCGATCTATTGGAAAGCCTGAACGAAGAAAAGCGTGACCATGCGGTAAAAGATCACTTTGCTGAGGACTCGTACAAGCCCCAATGGCAAGTACTAGGTATTGATCCACGCTGGCGAGATATTGAACCTGACCTATTGGCAGAGTACGCGCTTGAATCTTTTGATATGGCAGCAGGTTCAATATGGGGCTGTTTTGAGGATGGTATCACATTGGCGGGCTTTCCGGTGCAAGAAATTGAGATAGAGCTGGATCACCTTGATATTGACCACGACGTGATGGACTCGGTGCGCGAGTCTTGTGAAGCTTATATATCTGGTTGCGATCGGGCGTATATCACCACCGACTCGGCATGGTTTGCATTGCTTGGCGTTGAATCGTTCAATTGCCAGATCCACAACCACTTTATTACATAAGGATTAAACACCATGCAAAACCCCCTGCCACCCAACCCGCGCTATTATATGACTCAGCTAGCGGCGCTGATAGCCAAGCTTGAGACATACACAGAGAAGGAGTCCTGATATGGGATTTATTATTGAGATAACCGAAGAGTCTGCATTGGGCTGTACTATGGAGGGTGAAAGCCTATGCGGCTCCGAATTTGAGACTGACCTGCTAACTTGCGTTAACTCTGGGGATTGTGAACACGCTTGCACATTTATTCGGGATTACACCAAGCCTGAGTTCAGAATCGTGGCAAAAGATTCAACCGGCAATTATTGCAACCGACTAGCAACAGACTTGGAATTGGAATCTTGCGCGCGTTCTATCTATTTTGAATCTGAGGCTGATTTTGAAAACCCTGATACCGCAAAGTTGTATCTAATTTGGGAAACCGCTTTTCAGCTAAAATCTGAGGGGGAGTCTTGATATGATTGATTTAGGACTAAACAAACAAAATGTTGCGCTATCCGCCAAGCGTATCAACAAAGGCGACTCATACGGCCCAAATAGCAAGCGGGTGCACGAAGAGGACGACCCTTTTATTTTGTTTTACCACACTGATACGAGGTCGCATATTTCGACCTACTATAGGTCAACACTCATGGGTGAATGTAAGATTCTGCCATCTATCAACAAAAGACCCGCATACCTTCACGGGGTTTGTCTGTGTGGTGCTACTTATCTATCTGCCACGGCTGAGCAAGTGACAATGGCGTGTGGGGAGTCTTGATATGTGGAAATACGAGTGCAATTTAGGTATCCATTGGCGCGGCGAAATCAGAACTGTGGTGGAAGCGCAAGGCACAGATGTTACCTACGTCATGAAAAGCGAGTGTGGAAAAACTCATGTTTTGTCAGGCAAGCTGCTTAAAACGCTAAAGAAGGAATCTTGATATGAAATTACCCGTATATAGCGACGGATCAAGCGCAAGAGAACTTGTGTATCCAGACGCTCGTATGACAAAATGCCAAGCCCAACGCTACGCAACACGAACAATCCCGCGCCACTTGAAAAGATTGGGCTTTGTTGGGTATGTATTTGAATCAGATCCTGCCATCCACGGCGACCGTTATTTCAGAATTACTTACGGGAAAGAGTGTTGATATGATACGCGACACCCTAGCCGCCCTAAGCCTATTTGTAACGCTATACGGCCTGCTTTGGGTACTGCCCTAGTGCAACCCCCTTACATAGGCTGAGCGGGGCTTATATCGCTTGTGAGAGACATTGTCTATTTGCGCACGATAACATTGGTTTACGTTGGGATTGTGCGCATGTGAACACATTGGAAAGGTATTTGTTAGAACGTGTTACAATTAATTAAGGTGTGCGAATCGCCTATCCTAGCGCAAGGTTTTTCTTTAGTTGTCAAACGTAAACCCTTGGAATCCTTATGTTAGTTGCATTGGGGTCACACTAGTCACACTTATGTCACACGCGAGAAATACTTGTGCATAGCCACCCATTAGCTATTGACATTAGGGTCCCTCTGGATTCTGGGGTGATTCGCGCGGGGTGTGGGGTTGCCACATATGAATCCAAAAGAAGAAAAACACTTTGGGGTAACGTAAGGTAAACACGCGACGCTCTATTACTTTATAGCCACCATGAATCTACGTTAGCCACACACAAGAAACTTACTTTTGAAGCGACCCCTAGAAATAAAAAACAAAGAAAATACTAATAGTAGTGTTATTTATGTCACAGCCTATAAGAATATTGCTACAAAATGACGCACCTACAAAGAAAGTTGGAATAGTATACTGAAAACCCATATATATATAGGTATAGGGTACTTAAGTTATACATAAGAAACTCCTTAAAGAACAATAATTAATAAGTATATATATTAATAGTATATAATAATTAAGTAATAAGATCATACGTAAAGTAAGTAAGTTACTTAAGTAATAACATTAGTAGATTCATAGTGGGGACTAAAATAGAATCCTAGCGACCCCTATAAGTACAACTACTATTGTGTGGTTAATATAATAAGATTTCCTCCTAAGAGGGGAACCCCACTTCCATAACAATTAGTATTATGAGTGGTGGGGTAACTATAGAGCTCTGTATGTGTGTGGTTATATAATATATGGCTAATTAAACTACAGTTTTAAGCAAAGGGAAGATTCATAGTGGCTAACAAACTACCAAAGAACCCAAACATTGCCCGTAAGGTACGTGAAGGTATCTCTGGTGGTGTATCCGTAAGACAGATCTTTGCTTCTGTATTGCACATGAAGAATGCTCCTCAGTCGTACACTACTTTCTATAAGTTGTACCGTGAGGATATGGATGAGGTTAAGTTCACTCTGGACGCTAAGGTTGGTAAGACAGTTATTGACCAAGCACTAGATGGTGACTTCAAGTCCCAAGAGTTGTACCTACGTTCTCGTGCTAACTGGTCCCCTAGTTCCCATGTACAGGAGCAAGAGGTAGGTTCTGAAGATGAAGAGAACGAAGGTGCAGTTAATGCCCTTATGTCTGCTCTAGGTAAGGGTACTGACGAGGAATAATAGTATGGGCGTTCATATTTACATCGAAAAGAAAGACGGAACTGGGCATCCTACTTGGGACAGTCTTCGTATGGGCGACGACAAAGAGAACGCAAGCATACTAGCAAATGACAACATCTCTTGGCACTCAGGTAAACCTTTCTGGGAAGATGACAGGTTTTTGCTGAGACCTACAGAAACCACAAAGTTTGTTGGTGAAAGAGGCAGAGAGATGGCAGAGATACTTAAAGACCCTGAGTGGTGGGTGTATCTCTCGTATTAAGGAATCCCGATATGGCGAATCTAACTGCCCAGACCCTACGAGAGATGCCTGACGATGAGGTCCAAGAAGCACTCTCTAAGATGTCTAAGAACCAGCTAGAGGCTCTTCAGAAAGAGTACAGGTTCTGGGCTAGACCTGAGCAGATTGAACCTGAAGGGGATCATAACGTATGGTTCCTTAACTGTGGTCGTGGCTTCGGTAAGACATGGACTGGCGCTCAGTGGGTACGAGAGAAGGTCAAAGAGGGCCATAAGCGTATTGCTTGTGTAGCTTCTACTAACTCCGATATTGAGCGTGTTATGGTTAAAGGTGAGTCAGGGTTCTTGGCTCTATGTTCTAAGTACGATAAGACCCACAAAGGCAAAGACATGGGTTTCCCTGAGTGGTCCCCTACTAAACGTACTCTTACGTGGGCTAATGGTGCTAAGGTAGAGTTCTACTCCGCAGAGGAACCTGAACGTCTCCGCGGCCCTCAATTTTCCGCTGCTTGGTGTGATGAGCTTGCTGCATGGAATAAGGATGAGGGAACTTGGGATATGCTCCAGTTCTGTCTCAGATTAGGCAAACACCCTAAAGTTTGTGTCACTACTACCCCAAAATCTACTAAATTGGTACGAAAACTACTAAAAGACCCTAAAACACTTATTACTGTGGGGTCTACATTTGATAACGCTGCAAACCTAGCGGATACCTACCTTACTGCTGTGAAAGACCAGTATGAAGGCACTAGGCTTGGCCGACAGGAACTCTATGCTGAGGTCTTGGAGGAAAACGAAGGCGCACTCTGGACTACTGATACCGTTGATGGTTGTCAGGTAGACAGAGACAAGGTTCCCGATCTTACCCGTATTGTTGTGGCACTTGACCCTGCTGTTACCTCTAATGCTGAGTCTGATATGACTGGTATAGTGGTTGCTGGTGTGGATGTCAACGGTAAGGCTTATATCCTCGGAGATTATACTGACAGACTATCCCCTCAAGGTTGGGCGGCTAAGGCTATTGAACTCTATCACTCGTTTGAAGCTGATAGGATCGTAGCCGAAGTCAACCAAGGTGGTGATATGGTAAAGCATACGATCCACGGAGAGGACGAGAGCGTCCCTCTGAAGATGGTTAGAGCCTCTCGGGGTAAGTATGCTCGTGCAGAGCCTGTAGCGGCCCTCTATGAGCGTGGTTTGGTACATCACGTAAGGAACCAAGAAGACGGTGCTAACCTTAATGAACTAGAAACTCAAATGAGAACTTGGGAGCCTCTTGGTTCTATAGGTTCTCCTGACAGACTTGATGCTATGGTTTGGGCATTAACTGAACTCATGCTTAACGGCTACCAAAAACCTCAACTGAAACTTGTGTATAGCAGTAGCAAAGGACTGAGCTAATGACTAACCCAAAGACAGATTACAACGATTATGTCAGGGCCAATCTTCCTTTGGGTATGGTTTACAACGGTACTGTAGACAGGTATCAAACTAATGACCACTCTTTTGTTACTTATAAAGAGGCTGATTGGTACTACAACTACATCATTAACAACTTTGATCCGGTATCTTTAGACCCTAAGATTCTTATTGACCCTTCTGACCTCTCGACTATGTTTCAGGATACAGCAGGGACAACCCCAGTTACTTCTTCTGGTGATCCTGTGGGTTTGGTTTTGGATAAGTCTCAGGGTTTAGAGCTTGGTGAAAACCTATTTTTAGCAGGCCCGATGTTTTCGTCTCCGTGGACAGACAACGGAGATGGTTCGTACACTAAACAGGCTGGGCTAAACGGTTCCTTTGACGTTCAAGGTTTGTCTTCTGGGGACTTTGCCGAAATCCGGTTGACTATTACTGGTTCTGGTGGAGAAGCGCTAAACCTCTTTGACGGAGACAATCAACTCCTAGTGACCTTCTCTGGTGACGGTTCGCACAGAGCATTTTTCAGGGCCGAAGGCTCTGCCCGCGCTACGTTCTTTAATCTAAACAAGACCAGCTTCGGTGGTACGATAAGCAACCTCTCTCTACGCACTGTCAAAGGTAACCACCTCACAGCCCCTAGTGGCTCCTCTAGACCTACATATCAGACGGATGGAACCTCAAG